TGACAGATCCGATACCCGAAGTGCCTGCGACACCCGTGACAGTGACTGGGATTGTTTCGCCCCATCCAGCTTCGCCCCAATTACCTCTGCCCCATCCGCTAATAGCTGCCACACGTTATGCCCTATGCGATGCGAATGATCGCGTTGGATGCGTCAGCGGTAGGAAACTGGATAGTAAAGTCGCCAGCGGTAGAAGTCTTATCTCCGCCAAAATCTAAAGAACATACACTAGGATCGCCAGCTAAAGCCTCACCGTAAATCAATGCTCCTCTTGCGGTAATCGTGACATTTGAGAAGGTGAGGTCCGCAAAGTCGGCAAGAGCAGTCGTACCACTTGCAACAGGGGTTATAGACGTTAAAAACTCACCTTTTGCAGTGTAGTTTGTACCACTTGCCTCATTAGTAGACGCATACGCAGTTGTAGCTGCACCTAATGTTGCGGAACTGGTATACAACGCAAGTTTATACTGGTCCCCAGCAGCGGTGAAATTATGAACACCTTTTAAAATTTCAACCTTAAACGAAGTACACATTGCAGTGCTAATAGCCATTATAGCCTCCTAATTATATCAGCCATATCCTTATGGCCTTGACGTTCAAATTCAGCGGTAAGGGTAGTCCTATCGCTCTTAATTGCTTCATTAATGTAATGCAAAGCCGTAGCTCTAACCGCTTCTTTAAACTCTTCAGCCTGTTGAGCAATAGCAGGATGGCAATTACCACCAACGCTTACAACTCTGTCAGCTATTGTTTGCGCCCAAAACTCAGGGTCATGGCCTTTGTTACTTGTCGTTGCTACTAATACATTACCAATCTCAAGTTTTGGAGCTTCAAAAAATGCCAATGTTATCCCCTAGAAATATCGTATCTAAATTCATCACGAGCGCCATAACCTTCGCCAAGCTTCTTAAGCGCAGCGGTAGCCGCAATAAATCTTTGCTCGTACTGCCCAATCTCTTCTGGAACCTTTAAAAAGGTTGCCGCTTCTACAAGTGTGCCGTACAAAAGCGCATCTGGTGCATTGTCAGAAAGCCAAGTAGTTTCTGATCCTGAAGTCGTAGTTAAAGATGCCGGTCTAAACTTGTAGTGTAATTCTATTGTGTAATCAGCGTCAGGGGTAGGCGCTACCAAGAAGGTGGTGTCATCAAACAATGCATAATACTTTGGTAAACCTGTAGTAGATGCGTTTGGCGAGTAGTCTCTTATAAACGAAACGTGTTTAAGAAGCGGGTACGAATATATGCTGCTTGAGATTACAGCAAAGCTATAAGGAGCCAAGAAGTCAGATGGCGTAGAAACGTATGGGTTATCTGTAGTTGCAGTACCCGTGACGTTTTTTCTAAACACAGGCAGTTCTACATTCTTTAAGATCCGCTCTTCAGCTTCTTTTATAAATATATCTAAGTCAGATACAAAGGTAGTTTCTGCAGTTTCGCAGTAATCTTGTACCGCTGACTTCAATGTCGCTAATGTAAAACTCATGTTATAACCACCGTTACCGTACCAATTTCGCCTGTAGAAGCGTCTTGACTAAATTCTGACCCTATTGGGTCGCCTGTGGTGGACATCATCTGATTGGCATCAATCGTCCTAACCACACCGGCACCAGCAACATCTGCCGCATTCACTGCGGGTCTTGGGTTCTGCAAAGCTTGAGCATCAGCAATATGATTAACAGGTTCAAGCTGTGGATGTTTTACTTCAAAGCACTCGTTACAGACTCTAAAGCCAGTCCACTCTTTTTTTAAGCTAGTGTACTTGTACTCAAACCCACACCTGTCGCAGATGGCAAGAGCGTATTTGCCAGACGCAAAAGACATTACGCTATCCTAGACCTGAGACCAGGTGATATTGTTAATGACGCTCTGCTTTGGTCTTGGTCCGCAGCCCTAGCAAACTCTTCATCGTACAAAGTCTTTAACAACTGAACACGATCTGGAGCTTTCTTAAGCGCAATGTAGTACGACAACCCAGCGGCTAGACATGGATAGAATCTAAAAGGCACGCCTACCGTATTAACGCTTGCGTCAGCATCTTCTATGCGAACAAGCCGATTAATAATCAACTGGTCAGTAGCATTTTCAGATGCAGGCCAAATGTAAAGTTTAGGCGCTATTTGCTTGTCTAAAAAGAATTGTGTTGGTCTAGACTGAGTAGATTTATTTGGTAGGTTCCAATACTCGGACCTGCCAATTTGATCCATGCTTATGTCAGTGGTTGTTGTGCCATCTGTGCGCCTAATGACAACATCAAGAACATCAATGGTGCTGCCAGATAACTCAATAAACTCAGCGCCCTGGGTAAGGGTTGTTGCTGTATTGGTTACCGTCCACTGGTTTAAGCCTCTGTTTGCCCAGTCAGCAAAAAGCAGGTTGAGCGAACGCCTAGCTGTTACACCATCGTAGCCTGTGCGGAACTCAAGTCCGCATCTTTCAAATGCTTCCTCAATGTATTCCGCTACATCTGGCTCAAAGTCCCTGCTTCCTGAAGTAGCCATTAATAACTCTTTAGAACTTCAACAATGACAGTGTAAGTATCGGTATTACTTGCACCAATAGTGGTAAACATTACATCGCCAGTTTTACCATCCCCAGCATTGTTTGGTATGCCACTAAAGTCAGTGTAGTCGTGGTAACCATTGCTGTCGGGAGACAACCCAATGATCAACGTGTCTGCTGTTGCGTCATTTAAAAGCTCAACACCCATACCAACACACTGCCACCAAATTTTTGCTACGGCGACTTCAGTGCAAGCTGCGCCAGCACTGTTAGCTGAAAGGGCGCTTACATCAATTTTCTTGACTGCGGCTTCGCCGCTGCCATCACTAATGTTTGTAAACTTTAAAACAGCTTTTCGTTCACCATCTTGGATGGTTTGAGAGGTAACTGCGTCAGCCATAACAATCCCCTATTACGCGATTTGAACGTATTCAATAATGAACGTGAACGATCCTGCTGTTGTAGCATCAACTGTATTAGTAATGTTGCAGTAAATAGTTCTTTCGGCATCGGTATATTGAACAGAAGCTGGTGCTGTTGTGCCACTTTGCGTCTGAACAACTAAGGTAGTCAAAGTCACATTGTGTACAACAACAGTTGTACCGCCATCAAGAATCTCATCAGCAACCGCCGCAACAATCTGTGCGCCAGAACTAGAAGTACCAACTTCATAACCAATGTCGCCTGTGCCAATAACTGGTGCGGTGTCACAGAAAATCTTGATGTCAGTGATAATTGTGTTTGCAGGCTGAGTAAACTCACCAATAGCTGGGCTATCGCCTGCCGTGGTGTTTACAGTAACGCCAGTCGCGTATCCAACGTGCTTGAGATACTTTGCGGTTACGATGCCAGTAGAAGCAATATCGACTATGTCAGTAACTGCACCAGTTGTTGAGCTTTTAGAAATAACTTTAAAACCGTTCTCGGAACGGACTGCACCATTGAAGGTTGTATTCGCCATGAGGATCTCCTGTCGTGGCTAGTGTCAGGCACGGTATGCGCCTGTCAGGAAGAAGTTTTTATATCACACATAAAGAAAAGGGGCAACAAATGCCCCTTTCTTTATTGTTTCACATGAAACAATTACGCACCTTGCGATCCGAACACTGCGCGTGGGTTACTAAAGCCGAAGCTGTAGCGTTCACGAGCCTTGTATCGCACGTTGCCTGTGTCGAAGTCACCTTCCATAGAAGTTGAAATCGGGCTACGTTCAAAGTGCTTTAGACCATCTGGGCAGTCAGTCAAGACAAACCAAGCATCAGTGTCTGTTAAGAAATGGTTTACTGCGTAGCCTTGTGGCAACAGTCCCATGTTCTTAATAGCATTGATGTCGTTGTCCGCTGTAGCTACACGCCCTGGTGTATCTAATAGACGATCAGCAACAAACTGAAGTTGAGGTGGAACAATAAGCTTGGTTCCTTGCAGAGCCAAGATCATGTTTCTATCATCAACAAACGTAGAGATGTTGATCAAAGCATCTTCTAGAGATGTTTCGTTCAAATCTGAGTACGCTGAAGGACGATTTGAGAATGTACCACCACCAGCTAAGGGGTGTGCATCATCAATCAACTCAACACCGTCACCGCCAGCAAAGCTAGAATTGAACGCATTGTTCAAGACGTTAGCAGCTTTAACTTGCTTGGTGTGTGCCATGCTGCGTGCAAGAGCCTTTGTATAACGTGCGCCAAGGCGGTCATACAAATTATCTTCTACTGCTTCTTCCGTCAAAGCGAAAGCCAGTGCAACAGTTTCGTGTGTGTAACGAGCGGTGAAACCTTCAGACGCAGAGTCGTAACCGACACCTTGACCTTCAGACTTGTCCCGTGCATTACCAAAGCCTACGATCAGAACTTCTTCTTCAAACGCTCGGTCAGAAGATTCGGTTTCAAAGATCTCAGCGTGCTCGTTTTCATAACGTGCGTATTCCATACCAAATAAAGCGTTGAGTCCAGGCTCTAGCTCTTTGGCTAATTGTGCTCTTGAAATAGCCATGAATTAACTCCCTTAAGCTAGACCAGCGCCTTTAACGCCGAACAAGTGGTTTTGAATAGTTACCAACACATTGGTATGTGCTGCGCTTACATCTGAATTTTCAGGATCTGCAGATATGTCAATTGCCTTAAGAGCAAGTGAAGTGGCAGTACCACCATCTGTTACCTGTAACTCAGCACCAGAAATACCAGTTACCGTGCTTCCTGCTGTCGTATAAACGATATCGAAGTTGCCGAACAAGTCTGCAATCGGGAACGCAATAGTAGCTTGGATTTCAAACACAACCATTGGATCATCAATGATGAACGCAATTAAGTCAGAAGCATTGGTGCTTGCTGGATAGAAGTTACTGAATACAGTCTTCTTGGTTGTTGGGTCGGTATAGGTGCAACCGTTAAATACACCAACGATAGGCACAGTGCCTGCGTCAGCGTGAACTTCTACTGTACCACCAGTAACTTGCATAACCATATCCCCTTGGAATATAGCAGTGCCATAGTTAGCAGCGATTCTATATCGGCTTTGTCCGCCAGTGTAGGGTGCTCCCCCTATCATCCGTGCTGGACGCATGCCAAATGCGGCATCTTGATTAGCCATTTTTGGAATCTCCTAGTTAAACACAATCAAAACGAGGCTATTTTCTACCTCGACCAAATGAAACCTGCGTCTTTCTCTCGTTAGAGATTGGCATTGCAGGATGCTCATCGCGCATCAAATCATTGTCAACAGCATTCATCTGTTGATTAGTTTGCTGCTCAAAGTGAGCATTTCTTTCGTTCACCGTTTCTTCAGGTATTTTGGTAAGCATCAGACCACCTACACCCACAGTACCAGCATGACTTCCTTCGTCTAAGACGGGGAGATCATAGCCTTGGATCTCGCTAGGATGTACAGGTTCGTACCCCTCACGAAGTCTCATGTGGACATTGGTCTTATCTGCTTCACCGCGCATGTGGGTTCTCACCCAACGATACTTCATGCCTGGAGGCGGTTCTGGTGTTTCCAATGCTTGAGGTCTACGCCATGGTTTTCTAGCCTCAGTAGCTGCTCTTCCGCCGCTACCTCTGGGTGCTCTATCAGAGCCTGCCTTTTGCTCGTCACTCATGATCGTTGTAACCTCATCTTCTGTTTTGCGTATTCTTTGAACGGAACTCCAAGCTTTCTTGCTAATGCTTGTTCACTTGGGTTCAGTGCAACTCTACGAGAGTTTTGATTGCGTCCACTTCCAGTCGTGCGCGATCCAGAGACAACCGTTTGGACGGATTGTTGATTGCCTCCCGCGAAATTTTGCTCGTTAAATTTCTGAGGTAACTCAGATCTCATACGAGAATCAATTTGAGCGTAGTACTCATCAGACTCTAAGTCAACACCTTGGTCAACCAAGTCTTGGTGAATAGCAAACGCTACATTCGTCATTACTTTATCTTTACCGAACCATTCATTCTTTGTAGCCCAGCCCTGAGACTTATCTGAAGGTTCTTGATATTGCGGCTCTTGATATTGCGGCTCTTGATAATGCTCTCTTTGCTGATCAGCATATTGCTGCGCTTGATCCCTAGAGGTACGCTGCTGTTCCTGCCAATCTGAATACTGTGTCTTGTAATCTTCAAGTTCTTGCTGATACTTAGCCAAAGAACTTCTATCAGCTTCTGCTCTTGCAAGAAGTTGCTGTGCGTCAGCCATAGCTTCAGGGTCACCTGACTCATACGCAGTCTTAAGGTTTCTTTTTGCCGACTGAGCTTGAGTCTCTACACGAGTAGCAAACTCATTGCCGTAGCTTTCCTGAATCTTAAGGTTTTGTTCAGCACTTGATGTTTGAGTAGATTGCAGTTGATCAGACAGTTGTTGATTCTGATCCCGCAACTCTTTTGCAAACTGCAGGGCTTGTAGCTCCCTGCGCTGATATTCTTTGGCCTGCTTAACAGCTTGATTAATTCTGCCTTGCGCGGTCTTTGCCTTTACTTCTGCTTCAGAGAGTTCTTCTTCGTCATTATCATAAGACGCTTCAAAATCTTCTTTAACAGAATCTTCTGTTACAGGCTCAATCCCTTCAGCTTCTTCTTCTGAAAACTCAATGATTGCGTCTTCTTCTTGAACATCCTCTTCAACTCTACGGCCCGAAGGCACTGCAGCCCTGCTTACAGAGTTGTCATCATCTAGTTTAGACAATGCCTCTGTTAATGTTTCATCACTCATATTTCACCTATGCAGACTTAATGTCATCTGGATTAAGAATAGTTCCAATAACCTCATCGTCATTAATGATGCGAACCTCATGATCATCTTCTAAAGAAAATCGTGAACCTGCATAACGACCAATAAGAACCCAATCACCTTGTTTACACCAAGGATCATCACCAAACTTGTCGTAATCTTTGTAAGCCAATGGCCCCATTTTCATTACATAACAAACAGATGTAGCTAGATTTTCTTTATCTAACGTAGATTGGATTAATTGAATACCACCATCAGTCGTACCTTTACCTTTGTAAGGCAGGACCAATAAACGATACCCAGAAGGGTTTGGCATTCTTTCAACCAAAGACTTGTCTAACATAGACGGGTCCAATATCTTCTCTTCTTCACTCACATATGCGCCCAATACGGACGGTTTTGCGATGGAATCTAATAATAGATCACTCATCGTGGGGGTCTCCTTCAATCTGCAACGCTTCTTTTAGTTCATCGCGCAGGGTGCGAAGCATTGATAATTCACCCATTGCAAATTTGTAGTCTTCCATGTCCTTAACATGGCCAGACGTTATGTAGTCAACGTGAGCTTCCTCAAATTGATTAAGCTTTTTGTATATGTATGACGCTAAAGATATTGAATCCATTTATCTCATCTTCTGCCTGTAGGCGTTTGTACCCTTTCGGCCATACACTGGCCCAGAACCGTAGTTCATCATGCTGCTACCTGGATTCTCATTTACATTTATCTTTACAGGTTGAGCGTCTGGCGTGTAGTCGGTGTTTCCTCCGCCAGCATTACCGCCTTGATCTGGAAGTGGCGCATAAACAGGCGCAGGTCTTGGGATGTATGTTGGGAAGAAGTCAGTAGGCTGCGGATTGTTTTGAGCCATACCTGCGTATGGATTCAATGCCTGCATAGGCATTTGAGCGCCGTAACCACCAAACTGGGTTTGTGGCATAGCAGACATTGGGTCTGTTGCTGTCGGATAGCCGCCCGACTGTATGTTGCCGCCTGCCTTCATTTGATCACGTTGCGCCTGAACCTTAGCCGCATAAGCTTCACGATCTTTAGGATCGTAAGAAGGTCCAAGTATGTTTCTTGGAGTCGCTGAAGGAGGTGGTGGTGGAGGAGGTGCTTGATTATAAGTTCCATCATTTCTTGCACGAGCTTCAGCATATTTTGCTGCATCATCCTCTCTTCCTTTACGAGCTATCTCGCCTCCGTAAGATTCGGTTGGAGCGGCTTGACCCCTTACTCGCCCAATCTCATCAAAGTTGTCCATATAAGGACTCTTGAAGGAGTTGTCTTGGTTGTAAATCCCTACCGCTAATTCGGCCAAACGATCTACTCTTCTTTTCAAAGCGGCTTGATCAGGTCTTCCGTACTCATCCGCTGGTAAAAGATCATCACCAATTTTAGCGTTTACAAGGGAGTCGTATTCGCTTCTAAGGTCATCTAAGTTACCGTCAGCACCTACTGTAAAGTCACGAGGAGCCATTCCTCTAGATCTTCTTTCTGCAGTGTCAGCAACGTAATCAAACCCTTCATCCCCAGGCCGTAAGTCTGATGAATAAGGAGTGTCAGTAAGGCCGCTGTTGGCTCTGGGCAGTATTCCACCACTGCCACCAAACATTCCGCCTTTGCGCGCATCGCCAGCAGGGCCACCACCAAATTGATCAACCATCTCTGGCTCACCAGTCAGGTATTGAGGAAAGGAAGTTTTTATGGCATCTGCGTCACCAAACAAATCTTTAAGCTTCTCTCTTACGCTTGGGTCTAAACCAGACGTAGGAGGCTTAGGGGGTTTAGGCGCTTTTTTAATATCTAAAATATCTTGAAGCCGCTTACTACCTGGTAGTTGTTTTGCAGTGCCTTTGCGACCAAAGCGCACAGTTTCGGGCAACTCTATATCTGCTATAGTTCCTCTGCCACGCTTGTATCCAGTCTTTTTTGGCACTTTAAGATCAATACCCCTACCACCAACAGGCTGGCCCCGTCTTATACCAACAGCAGGCTTTGCTTTCTTAGCAACGGTTTTCTTTTTTCCAGCAG